TTGATCTTCTCATTTAATAGCCGTGATAACTTTGAAATAGCATCAGTTTTATTATATACAATTTTGTCAGTTTTATATTTATTCCAAGTATCTATCAAGCATATTAATGATGCTTTTGAAAATATATAGGGGTTCTTGGCATTTTTTGGACTATTATATTTAATAGCAGCTAAAGCAGCTTTAGCTTCTTTAATCATTTGTGATATATATTTTCTCTACATAATATACAGAAAGTAATTTCAAATTTAATAAAATAAAAATGTATAAAAATAAAAATTGATATATATATAAGTATATTAAAATAATAAAACAATGGGCATAAACGAAGATTTGCGTTCATTTATTAACAAATATAAGGTTGAGAAAGGTAAGCCATATACAAATACAAGTATCGGTTATCCCCGCGTCTCTCTATGTGTACCTAAAGAAACCTATGACGAATTTATTAATATTTACAGTTTAGCGCTCACAAATGGTCTGCCTTTATATTTCACAGAAAAACCCACCGAGCCCAGTGCGCTCCGCGTTGATATAGATTTCCGTTTTACTATACCTGATGACAAATCAGGCATTTATAATTCCCACGACTCCAATTCATCTTTGAATAGCAAAAAGAAGTATGATCGCGTATATACGCTTGAAAACATTTATAGTATCGTCAATTATTATTTTAAAATTATAAATCAATACCTGGATGTTCCCGAAGAAGCAAATGTTGCATATGTTATGGAAAAGCCAAAACCCGTAGAATACCGTAATAAGCTAAAGGATGGCTTGCATATCATATTCCCTCATATAATTGTAAACAATAATGTGCATCACTTTATTAGACGAAAGATTTTAGATGTCGCCGCAGATATTTTTAAAGGCTTGCCGTTATGCAATGATTATGATTCTATTGTTGATAAAGCGATTATAGATGTTAATTGCTGGCAGATGTATGGTTCGCGAAAACCAGATTGCGATACTTATCGGGTCTCAAGTATTTATAGATATGCAAATGATGAAACGGCAAAGACAGAATATACATTAAACGCGGCGGACGAAATAAACTTTATCAAACTGTTTTCTATGCGTAATTTTTCCAATAATATTCAAAACTTTGTTAAACCTGAATTTGATACCGAAATTAGTCAATACTGTAAGCATATCTTGCCTGCAATTGACCAAAAGTTAAAAAGTAAATTGCAGAGCAACATATTTGGCAAATCATTAAATATTAATCGCTGTTATATATCTGACGATGAATTTAATTTCGCTAAAAGTCTCGTAGATTGCTTGTCATCATCAAGGGCGGATAACTATACTGATTGGATTAACTTAGGATGGGTATTGCGTAATATTGATTATAGGCTTCTTGAAACTTGGGTAGAGTTTTCAAAAATTAGTAGTATATATATTGAAGGCGAATGTCATCTGCTATGGGACAAGATGAGAAAGGATAATATGGGTATTGGAACGCTTCGGTGGTGGGCGAAGCAGGATAATTTAGTTAAATATGTTGGTATCCTTGACAAAGCAATTCTCCCAAAAATAGACCTGAGTGTCGCAAGTGATGGCGCGCATTATGATATTGCTTGCGTGGTTCATTCTATATTTAAGGAAGAATTCAAAGCAATCTCCAAGGACATCTGGTATAAATATGATAAGCAAAGGCATCGCTGGGTGCGTGCAATTGAAGGATTAGATTTACGAAAAATCCTCAGCACTGATATCTGCAAGAAATTCATGGAGCGTTCAAATTATTTTAATGAATACACTGAAGATCCTACATTAAAAGCAATTAACGACGAGCGTAGCAAGAAATGCCTCAAGATTGCTACACAATTAAAGAACTCGGGGTTTAAAGATGCAATTATGAAAGAATGCCGAACGCTTTTCATTGATGAGAAGTTTGAGGAATTGCTTGATAGCAGATCGCATTTGATTGGGTTTGACAATGGTGTTTATGATTTAAAGATGCATATGTTCCGCGATGGTATGCCAGATGATTACATTCTTCTAAGCACAAAGCAAAATTACATTCAGTATAATAGCGAATTGCCAGAAGTAGCAGAGATTAACGAATTCTTCTCTAAAATATTTACTAATAAAAATTTGAGAAATTATGTATTGGATGTGCTTGCGTGCATTATAGATGGTAGTATTGCTCAAGAGCGTTTCTATATATTCACAGGCCACGGCAGTAATGGAAAATCGCGACTCTTAGATTTGATTCAAAAGTCTATTGGCGAATATTATTGTATATTGCCTATTGCACTACTAACGCAAAAGCGGGCAGCAAGTAATGCAGCACAGAGTGAATTAGAGCGAACTAAGGGGCGACGATTTGCCGTAATGCAAGAGCCGAGTGAGAACGACAGGCTTAATATTGGACTGATGAAAGAATTGTCGGGACAAGATAGGATATTGGTAAGAACGCTATTTAAAGAGCCTTATGAATTCAAGCCACAATTTAAGATGATTTTGACTTGCAATGAACTTCCTGAAATTCCCAGTGATGATGGTGGAACTTGGCGTCGTATCAAAGTTTGCAATTTCTCAAGTAAATTCACAGAGACTCCGGATATCAATAAGCCAACTGAATTCTATATGGATATGGAACTGTCTGATAAATTTGAAAGGTGGAAGGAGGTGTTTATTAGTATGCTGATTGACAGACATAAGCATATTAATCCAATGGCAATTCCTGAACCAAGCGAAGTTCGTGTCGCTACAGAGAGTTATAAGCAGAATAATGATATTGTTGGGCAATTTGTTAATGATCGTATTATGATTGATCCGCAAATTAAAGAGCCTCGTATTACCATTGCAAAATTATATACTGATTTCAGGTTATGGAGCATCTCTAATGTGGTTAAGGGTAAGAAATGCCCTGACCGCAATCAGCTCAAAGCATATTTAGAAAAACTATTAAATAAGCCTTATGAAGCGAAAGGATGGACAGGTATTGGATACAAACAAGATGAAGATGATGACGATGATGAATAGGGTATAGTGTGAAAGTATATGGTAATATATGGTAATATATGGTAGTATATTGTAGTATATGGTTTTATATTTTTATATTATAGATAAGATGAACACTAAAACACAAACTAAAAATATCAATCCTAAAACAGTAGCCAGATTAGTAACAAAAATGAAATTAACAAATTAAGATATTGAGTAATTACTAATTGATAAATACAAAGATTTACTTTTTCAAGAAGCACTTAAAGAAGAAGAAGCGCGAATTAAAAAATAAGCACAAATAAAAGAAAGAGAAGCAAAAAGAAACCGCATATTCCCAAAAAGCTTAACGCCTCCTCGCATCAAAAGTAGATCGCCTCCAAGAAGAAATAATAAATTGATTAGGCGATAATCTAAATATGTTATAATTTAATTATAATATTATAAAAATTGATATGATTATTTTATTATTTTTTTAACAACCAAGTAAGCAATACACTTGAAGCAAACCCTTGCAAACACCACAAGAAATATGAATTCTCACACAGATTATACACAGATTGAACACGAAATCACTAATATCTCGCGAATTATAGACAATCAGCAGAAGTATATTAATGAAGTATCCGCGCAGCGCAATCATTTGCCTATTAGATATACCTATGATATTAATAATAATAATGATTTTGAAGAGTTCTTAAAGGAAAAACAAATGAAGCTAATCAAAATTATCAAGCAAAAAATTGATTTAGAGAATAAATTACAGAAGGTTCACGAAAAACGCTATAAAGAGCTTGAGAATTCCAATGCATTGTCTGGCGTTAGTGATGTAATGAAATTAGCGTTTCAATATGCGCACCCAATAGATACACGCACAAAGAAATATGCAGTTGAGAAGCGAGAAACTAATTATATTCATAATGCCAGAAGTCATTCACCTGGACGCAGCCGAGATGAATATGGCAATAACAGGATAGATACAAGAGACAGTTTTGAATCATTTATGGATTTCATAACAGCCATTATTAAAATATTAAAATTTATATGCATAATAGCCTTTATAGTAATACAATTTCTATATGGAATTGCTTACCTCTCCTCAATTATATTTTAGGATAATTAGATATCAGCGGGATTACTTAGGTATTTAATCCATATTTCTTTAGGGTAGTTAGATTTTTTTAGGTTTAAGAAGAAACCAATCTCTACAGCCTGTTCATAATATCCTTTATTCTGTGCAAGGAGAGTCTCAATATATAGATTGCTGATACCCTTAAGAGACAGCCGATGATTGATTTCATTGATATTCTCTATAAATTGCGAAAGAATGTTATCAGTAATAATTAAGTTATTTTTATTTACAGAGTATTTTGATACAAAGCTCTCTAAGATATCCTTGTTGGTGTTCAAAAGGTTAAATACTTCTTTTTTATTTATTTTAGGTTGCCTGCTTGTTTCACTTTGGTTTGTCAATATGAGCCCCTTAAATCTCTTCTGTCTGCAGAGTTTATTAAGGAACTCCATAACATTTATATCAACAATAATAGGCTCTTTGAAAGGTAGATGATTATTTATTTTGGTATATAACTCAATACTTTGCTTTACATTGGTAGTCTCGCATTCATCCACAGCATATATCCATACATATACTTTGTAATTGCAGCTAAAATGCTTGTCGTGTGCGGTTATATATTTGCATATCGCGCCGTGTCTATGGTTTCCGTTAATGATCTTGATAATTTTCTCATCAACCTTGCTCTTTTTGTCGTAAATTGCATCAATCGTGAAAGGGATATCATAGCCATCCGCAATAGATGTATATAACTCATCTATTTTTTCGCTATCTAAATCTCTATTAAATACAATAGGGCTTGCATATGCCATAAGTTCCCTAAAACCAATCTTTATTAAATACTTGTCATCATTAATCTTATCAATGATTTTGTCAGTAATATTGAAATATTGATGCGATAGCTGCGATAGCTGCGATAGCTGCGATAGCGGCACAGGAACATTATGTAGCGTCTCTGTGTTATCGCCCGTCTTATCGCCCGTCTTCGCATTTAATTTTTCAAATTGCACTTTAATTCCTGTATCATCATTATAGTTCATTGCTATATGTATAGTATAGTTGAAAGACATTAGGCTATCATTTTTTTATTTTATCTAACTCAAGCAATAGAAAGATATAGGCGAAGAGCGATGATATTATCAAGCCACATATCTCTATTGCAATATGATAAGGAAACTGGTAAGCGTTCATCATAGCATCGCAATTATACTTCTCATTAAAGAAGAGCATAATGATAACCGCGAATAACATTAGCAATATAGGGAGCAGATGCTTGACGACTTCAGGCAGCTTAACATTCCATAGCCCAGTGATAAGTATAATAACCCACATATTTATCCCAGAAATAGCATTGTATACTGTTCCAATGTAATTATATAATATGAAGATGTCCAGTAGTATTGCAGCAAGTATTACAGGGATATAAGGGGGCTTGCCACTAATGAATGATATTGCTGTAATTAGCGCAATTATTATAATATATGAGGTCGCGTGGATAATATAGACATGCTGTAAACTATATTCATTTTCATTCCAGAATAAATGAGAATATGCGTGGTATGCTTGGAATATAAATAAAGATAGGATGAAAAACTGGATTTCTATATGCTTTGCTTGTGATAGCAGATAGAGCAGTATGATACACGACAAGATATTTATACTTGCCGAATAGGGCTGGTCTGCAATCTCCCCCCTAACCTCACATGTATTGAAAGGGAATGGCTTGGGTTTTTGCGGAATGTCATAAATTATGTCAGTCATTATATTTAATATACTAAATATTTTTAATTTTATAATTTATTAAAAAATGATTTAAATATCTTAATAAGCAGTTATTTAATTATCTTACAATATAACTAAAATGGATAAAAGGGATTATATTGTAAAGCCATTTTTAAAATGGGTTGGTGGGAAAACCCAGATAATAGACAAAATTAGCAATAATTTTCCTGTTGAAATAAATAATTATCGGGAAATATTTTTAGGAGGAGGTAGCGTTTTATTAGCATTGTTATCTTGTGTAAAATACGGGATTATAAAGATAAATGGTAATATATATGCTTATGATTTGAACGAACCTTTAATTTACATCTATAAAAATATCCAAACACATCATAGCGATTTATATGATATGCTGCAGACAATTATAAAGGAATTTGGAGAATGTGGAAATGGAGAAATAAATAGGAAACCGACAAATATAACAGACGCAAAAATTGCAAAAGAAAATTACTATTATTGGATAAGAAGCGAATATAATAAATTATGCTTGGAAGATAAAAAAGGCATTTTAGGGTCTGCGATGTTTATATTCCTAAATAAAACTTGTTTTAGAGGTATATTTAGAGTTGGACCAAATGGTTTTAATGTTCCATACGGTAATTATAAAAATCCTGAAATTATAAATAAGGAGCATCTTGAAGAAATACATAATTTAATACAAAATGTAATATTTGAATGCTGTGATTTTACTACATCATTAAGAAACACCGAGCCAAATGATTTTGTATATCTTGACCCTCCATATGCTCCAGAAAAAGATACTTCGTTTGTAGGATATACTGAAAAAGGGTTTGGCATAGAATGTCATAACAATCTATTTACACTAATACATAATTTAACAGAAGCAAATACAAAGGTAATGCTAAGTAATGCTGATGTGCCCTTGGTGCGTGATAATTTTACAAATGAAAAATATAACATATCATCAATTTTATGTAAGAGGTCTATAAATTCTAAAAATCCAGGCACAAAGGCAAATGAGGTTATTATAAGGAATTACGAATTGCCTATCCAAATATCTAATGTTTGAAAGTAATTTTCATCTTCTCCAAATAAGACAGCTATATTATTTTCTTGCAATATCTGGTTTAGTATCATATATTTTTTATCACCAGAGACAAACTTGTTTTGTAAAAACTTACTTACGCAAAATCCATAAACCACCTTAAACTCTATTCCCAAAACTAATTCATACTCTCTCTTTAGTGCAAGACCCGCCCATAATTTTGTTTCTACAGAACCCTCAACATTTTGCTCCTTCTTTTCTAAAATTTTTATTACTTTTACTCCATTAGTATATTCAATTATATACGCTTCATCTGGTTTTCTAATAATTTCAATATTGTATTTATTTTTACAATACTTTTTAAGCCCTTCTTGTGATACATTGACAACAGTTTTATCTTCAAATGTTTTTGATAAGTAATCATAATTGTCTTGTGTATTTTTGGATGTTTGAGTAAAATATTTTTTTTCATATCCCATTTCTAATAATCTCTGCTGATTATTTGTATTTTCTTCAAACTGTTTTCCATAGTAATTTGTATTCGCACCACCAGCACCAGTTCCCTTATTGATGATTTTGTGTAAATGTTTGGTTGTAGCACTCATCTATTAAATTTCTTGATATATTCTTTATATCTCACCATATGTCAATTTTTATATTCTAATGTAATTAGAAGATATGTCATTTTATCACAAAAGCCATCAATCAAAAAAAGAAGAATATGAAATAAATGAAAAAGCTACAAGAATATACAAGGTGATAACTAACGAACCTAAATCGCCAGACAGTAATTTGATAGAAAAGTTAAAGAAGCTTAAAGAAGATCCCTTTTATAAGTTTTCCATAGATGATTATGACCTAATATGTAAAAACCAGATGATGAAAAGAATGATGGCGAGAGCATTAAATACAGAAGTTAGTAAATTAAATGCTATTTGTAAAAAGATGCATATTTTAAAAAAATATATTGAATCATCTCCTATTACAATAAAAAAGAAAATAAAGGCTAAGACATCTCCTATAAAAGATTTAGCTCCGGAATTGCTTAGTTTTATGAGTGCTAAAGCTATATCACTAAGGGATTTACCAGACCATTTATTAGAACGAATTATTAACGAAGATGTAAAACCCTTATTAAAATATGAATTGATGCCATGCGTTCCACTTCACAGAATAGATTGGAGTTTATTTTCATTAAATCCAAAAGCTATAGATTATTTAAGCTTACCAGAGAATAAAAAACGAATAGATTATTCTCAATTATCAAAAAATATTAATCCAAATGCAATTGAATTATTAAAAGTAGAAATAATGAAAAATCCAAATAATCCTAATATAGATTGGTGTGAACTATCAGGAAATCCAAATGCTATTGAAATATTAGATGTAAATAGGGATAAAATAGAATGGGCAGATTTTGCAGGTAATACGAGTCCAAAGACTATCCAAATAATTAAAGAAGATCAGTTAGATATAGCATCCCGTGGCTATTACAGAGAATTGCATACATATTGGTATACTATCTCAAGAAATACATCAACAGAAGCAATTGATTTTTTAAGTTCGCCAGAAAATTACCACAAAATATTTTGGGATTTTTTATCTGCGAATACAAACCTTAAAGCGATTGAAATGCTAATAGTGAAAGAGAGTGAAGAGTATGATTTGGAGGATGCCGATTTTAATCGTCTAAAAACTAATCAAAAAATAAGCTGGGCGAATTTATCAAAAAATCCAGAAGCTATTAGTTTATTAAAGAATAAATGGGAAGATGAGAAAGTATTACAGAGGAGTGATATTAAACAATATAAACTATTAAAAAAGAAAGAATATATAGTTCATTGGAATCTCTTATCAGGAAACCCAAATGCGATAGATTTATTAAGAGAGAAAATAGTAAGAGAAAATAATTTAGAGGAAGATGAATATGATAGTTTAGAAGTTATTGAAAAAATAGACTGGGTTAAATTATCTGCTAATCAAAAAGCCATTAAATTATTAGAAGAAAATCCTGCAAAGATAGATTGGAGAGTTTTATCAAAAAATCCAAAAGCTATTAAATTATTAAAGAAGGAATTAAAAGAGAATCCAAACAGATGTAAAATAGATTGGTCGCAAATATCACAAAATCCAGAAGCAATTGAAATATTAGATAAAAATAGGGATAAAATAGTATGGCCTGCTTTATCAGAAAATCCAAATGCTGGTGAAATAGTAAAAGATAGAATAGAATTTGAAAATAAAATACCAAAGAAAACATATAATGAAATACCTCAACAAAATAAACTAAATTGGACAGCACTATCTAAAAACCCAGCTATATTTACGATTACTTAAGGAAATTCAAGAAACATATAAATATATCTCGGGGATGCAGAATAAAAGCGATGATACCCAGTATATAAAAACTTGGTATAATTTTAATTATCTTATGATATATTAGAATATGCAACATTTATCTCCAACTGAGCAAAAAAAACATGAACAATTATTTAAATCATCTCATTCAAATGCAATGTATTTATTGACTATGAATAAACAATTGACAAAAAAAGCAGTTAATGATTTAGCTGGAAAGAAAATGACATTAACTGCTTTACCTACTGATTTGCTTGAAAAAATATTTAATGAAGAATAAAAAACAAAGGCTAAGATATCTCCTATTAAAGATTTATTGCCTTCTTTGCCTCCTAATATGAAAAAGGAACATCAAAACTATTTCATTTACCTGATGAAATTATAAAAAATATAACTCATAATAGTTTGAAATCTTTATATAAATCAAAATATAAATTAGAAGAATATAAATTAGTAGATGGGATACCTGTGCATAAATTACTTGAATATTCAAAGTTTTTATTTCAAAACAAAAACGCCTTGTATTTTTTAATGGAGAATAATATAGAAATAAATTATTACAGTTTATCAGGTAATACAAATCCAATAGCTATTCAATTATTAAAGGAGGAAATAAAGGTTAATCCTGACGCAAGAATAAATTGGTTAGAATTATCAAGAAATCCAAAAGCTATGAAAATATTAAAAGCAAATCGTGACAAAATAGTTTGGGGATTTCTATCATTTAATACAAATCCTGAAGCAATTAAACTAATAGAAGATGAAATCAAAGTTAATCCTATGCATATAAATTTTGAAGGTTTAGCAGCAAATGAAACTCCTGAAGCAATGAGATTACACCAACCGAAAAGAAAAATGAGACAAGATTATTTATTTTTATATATCTTAAAACTATGTTTTAGATAATTTGTTAAATGTTCTCGCTTTATTTTGGTTGTTATTATATCTTTTATTACTCTTTCTATATCTTCGTATGTATTTGGACTTTCTTTTTTGATATAATGTTTTAATTGACTAAAAAATTCTTCTATTGCGTTTGTTTCTGGATGATATGGTACAGTCATAATAGTTGTGTTGTAAATAATGGAGATAAAAAGAATTAAATACCATATTTTTATTTTTTTTCAATACATCTATATTTACAAAAAAAGTTATGAATATAAAATAATTCAGCAAATAAATGTAAAAATACTCCAATAACAAAAAATCCTAAATACTTATTTTTGAAATAATTTAATATATAATTACCAACAATGATAAATAATAATCCTTCTAAAATAGAATCAAATACAAGATATTTCGTATCTGAAATTTTTTTAGAATTACTAATATTACACGCATAACCGTTATTACAATAATAATCGTGTATCCCAATATAATAACTTAAATAATGTTTTAAAAATCCTAATATAAATAAAAATATATATTTATTTAAAGTTATTATATTAGATAATATTGTATATAAAAACAAACAGTATAAGCCAACAAATAAGGTTTCAAATATAATTTTCATTTTTAATATTTATATATTTTTTTATTTATAAATACATATTATGAAAAATTATATTTATTACACCAACCGAAAAGAAAAATGAGACACAATTAATTTTATATATCTTACACCTTTGGACATTTAAAATGCCGATATTAGTCTTTATAATTTTTGTATTTTCTTACCTTATTTTTCCTAATATATTTGGTTTGTCTATTATATGTTCCATTTAATATTCTCTTATAATAGTCTTGTCTCATTTTTCTTTTCGGTTGGTGTAATAGAAGACAATCTATTCATTAAAAATACAATATATGGTAGAGATTGGAATAGATTTTGGCAAATATTATCAAGAAATTCAAAAGCTATTAAAATATTAAAAGCAAATCGTGAGAAGATTGATTGGTGTGAACTATCTGGTAATCAAACTGATGAAGCAATTAAATTATTAGAAGAAGAAATGATAACAAACCCTGATATTGTAAATTGGAATATATTATCTGGTAATCCAAATCAAAGGGCTTTTGCAATATTAGAAGCAAATCCTAAAAAAATTAATTATCGCAGATTATCAAATAATTCAAATCCAAAAGCAATTGAATTATTAAAAAATAGAATGGAAGTTCAAAATGATAGATTAAGTGCAAATGATAAAATAGATTGGGCGGAAATATCTAAAAACCCTGCTGCAATTGAATTACACCAACCGAAAAGAAAAATGAGACACAATTAATTTTTATATATCTTAAAACTATGTTTTAGGTAATTTGTTAAATGCTCTCTCTTTATTTTGGTAGTTATTATATCTTTTATTACTCTTTCTATATCTTCATATGTATTTGGACTTTCCTTTTTGATATAATGTTTTAATTGACTGAAAAATTCTTCTA